GAGGTGAGAAAGAGCAACAAATCCGCAAAGAGGCTGAAGCTAAAAAGGCTAAAGAGGCTCGTGCTCGTAATGTCGGGCCGCAGAAACCACCCAAGGTTACCGCTCGTGATTTAGGCCCATTAGGAGAAAGACTTACTAAGGCGGCTAAACTCGCAAGAGTGGCTAGTGGCCCCGGTGCTATAATCGGTGTGCTGAGTGCAGAAAAGCTGGGCGATGCCACATTAAAGCCCGGTCAAGATCCTGTTAAATTTTTACGAGAGCAGGGCTTGCTGAAACCCAAACAGGCGGGTAGCGGTCGTGGATCAGGAAAAGCGGAAAAAGCAGAAATTAAAAAACGCAAACAGGATCGTCAAGCAAAACAGGCTGATGCGGAATACGTCAGACGTAAAGTAGCGGAGGCAAGAGCCAAAGCTAAAAATAAAGCGGAAGTCAAAAAAGAAGTCGCTAAACGCATACCTAAAACAACAAGTAGAGCGGAAGCGGAACAAGCAGTGGCAAAACGTCGTGCTGAGTTGAAAGCACACAACAAGCGTATAATGGAGATGAGTCCCGCAGAAAGAACAGCATATCGTAAAAGGATGGCGGGTAAAAAAATGGACTCTCGCACGATGCTGTTAAAAAATAGAGGAGGCTTTGTGGCTGGAGGATTCACGGTTGACAACCTCAAAGGGAAAAAGAAATGAACAGCAAGTTTGCTAGTATGACTGAAAGAGAAAGGGCGTACAAAAACTTTGTAAGTGATCCAGCGGCATCGATGAGTGCCGCTCCCACAAAGGCAGAAATGGAATCTATCAACGCTAGAGATCCACGAGAGTTTTTTCAGATGATGAAGAAAAAAGAAATGGAAGGCATGAAATCAGATACTACCAAGTTAAAAGATGGCGGTATGGCTGGCGGCAAACGAAGTTCACACATGTATGTGGGAGGAGGTTCTGTCGTAGATAACCTGCCCAACCCCGGACTAAAAGCATTAGCTAAATCTCCAAAGGGTAAACAAGCAGTTCGTAAAATGGGCTTTGATGTCTGACATCGAGGATGAAATACGAAAGTGGTCACACGAGTTTTTAGAAGTTCCGTGTGAAAAATTAAATGGGTTACCGCCTTGCCCATATGCAAAAAAGGCATGGCTTGAAGATAAAGTTAAGTTTTCCATAAATACAGGTCTTGACGGCCTAGTGGATCAAATACAGCAATACAGCACGCATAATTTCGATATCGTCATCTGGGCTGATGAAGACTATCCAGAAATGGAATACCTTGATGGTTTTTGTGATGGTATCAATGAAGCATTGTCAGTTACTGGAACCGACTTACATTTAATGTTATTTCATCCAGACTACAGTCCTTCTGAAGCAGGGTTGCATTTTCTAGAAGAAGTAGAGTGTTTAGAGGACTCAAACCTCGATTACGCTATGGTCTTTGTTCAACGTCTATCTGTTCTAGATGATGCGGCATTAAGTTTGGAAAAAAGCGGATACTACGCAAACTTTCCAGAAGATACATACAACAGCCTAGTAGTTGAACGAAGGAGATTACGAGATGCCCGGACATAACGGCAAAGCCAAAATGGCTAAAAAGAAAATGATGCGTGGTGGTGGTATGCCCATGAAAAAGAAAATGATGGGTGGCGGCATGGCGAAAATGGCTAAGAAGAAAAAAATGAAAGGTGGCGGCATGGCAAAAATGGCTAAGAAAAAGATGATGCGTGGTGGCATGTCTAAGAAGAAAAAATAATTGCTAAAAATAAATGTCAACGCCTCTGAACTTCATGGTTATGGGGTTTTTGCCTCTGATTTTATAGAAGAGGGCGAAGTAATCGAGTATTGCCCTTTCATCACTGTAGAAGATGATGATGTAGATGATTCTGCTTTTTTGCAAGATTATCTTTTTGGATCACCGTTTACAGACGATGATAGGGTGATAGCACCTCTAGGTTACGCCATGCTGTACAATCACTCCTATGACCCGAATGCAGAGTGGTACGCTGATAGTGAAAACAATGACTTAATAGTTTTTGTAGCTTTACGGGACATCGAATCAGGAGAGGAGATAGTTCATAGTTATGGTGACGGATACTGGTCGAGCAGAGAGGATTAAAGCATGAAAGGGGGCAAAGCGAAAGGTGGCCCAATGAATGCCGTAAACATGGCAAAGGGAGGTACAAAAAGTCGTGTCAATGAAGCTGGCAATTATACCAAACCCGGCCTACGGAAACGGATATTTAACCGCATCAAAGCTGGCGGAAAAGGTGGAGCACCCGGTCAATGGAGTGCAAGGAAAGCCCAAATGCTCGCCGCCTCCTATAAGAAAGCAGGAGGAGGTTACAAAAGCTGATGGCACTCAAGAAGTCACAAAAAAGCTTAAAGGATTGGACAAAGCAGAAGTGGCGTACGAAATCAGGAAAGCCTTCGACGCAAGGGCCAAAGGCCACTGGGGAGCGTTATCTGCCATCAGCGGCTATCCGTGCGCTCTCATCCAAAGAATATGCCGCAACTACGAAAGCCAAACGGAAAGCAAAAGCGTCGGGCAAACAATTTGCGAAACAGCCTAAAAAGATAGCTAAGAAGACATCAAGGTATCGTTAAATGGCAGTCAACAAAAGAAGCACATCAAAAATAAAAAAAGTAATGAAAAGTTTGAAGAAAGCATCGAAAGCACATGCTGGTCAGGCACGCACTTTATCTGGAGTTTTAAGTGGCATCAAAAAAAGATCCAGCAAAAGGAACAGGTAAAAAACCAAAAGGTAGTGGGCGAAGATTATATACGGATGAAAATCCTAAAGACACTGTGTCCATTGCTTTTGCCACAGTAGCGGATGCCAAAAAAACTATCGCTAAAGTAAAAAGAATCAAAAAGCCGTACGCTAGAAAAATACAGATATTAACTGTATTGGAGCAACGGGCTAAAGTTGCTGGCAAACATGAACAGGCTAGATTAGCTAAAAAAGCAAAAGAGCAATTGAAAAGGCAACGAGATGCCAAAGCCTAAGTTATCTACATTACGTGCTAAAATTAAAGCTGGTAAAAAATTAGGATTTACAGAACGGGCATCTGCTAAAGCTAGGGGTTTAATAGCAAGAGCAGATGGCACAAAACGGAAAAGCAAGAAGTATAGATAATGCGCAAGTTAACAGAGAAACAACAAAAGTTTTTAGATGTGCTCTTTGTTGAGGCGGGGGGCAGTATCGTAGAGGCTAAACGTCTTGCAGGATATTCTGACAATCAACACACAGCCCAGATTGTCGAAGCGTTGAAAGATGAAATTATAGAAAAAACAAATACGTATCTTGCACAGTCTGCACCTCGTGCGGCAATGGCCGTGGTTGGTGCGTTGTCTGATCCTACAGAGCTTGGCATCAAAGAAAAATTACAAGCCGCTAGAGAAGTGATGGATCGAGTTGGAATTGTTAAAACAGAAAAGTTAAAAGTAGATGCCACAGGGGGAGTGATGATTTTACCTCCGAAGCGCACAGAAGACGATGATTAGATCTGCGGGTAAATGGATACTGCCACAACCGGAAGACATTATTAGGGACGAAGATTTTTTACCGATCCCTAAAATAGCTAGAACAGTACCTTTCGGTTATGCAGAAGATCCAGAAGATAAAGATATGCTTTTACCTATTCCTCGTGAACTACGGGCTTTAGAAAAGGCGAAAGAGCACCTAAAACAATATAGTTATCGAGAAGTAGCGCAGTGGTTAACCAAACAAACAAATCGTTCGATTTCTCACATGGGTTTGAAAAAGAGAATAGATAGTGAGCAATTCCATAAAAGACGAGCTACAACTCTCCGTGAATGGGCCAGAAGGTACGAAAAGGCGATCACCAAAGCGGAAGAGATCGAAAGGTCAAGGCTCGGTGCGAGAAAGTCGAGGATCGAAGAAGAGGATACAGAAACAGCCCAACATTGAGGTTAAACAAAATCCTCAAGAAGCTGATGAATTTGAGCCAATCCGTCCCGAAGAAGAACTCAATGTTATTTTTAAGCCGAATGAGGGGCCGCAGACTGAGTTTTTAGCGGCAGGAGAACGAGAGGTTTTATATGGTGGTGCGGCAGGTGGAGGTAAATCCTATGCTATGTTGGCAGATCCATTGCGCTTCATGGGTCATCCTTCATTTAGTGGGTTACTCTTACGACACACCAATGAAGAATTACGAGAGTTAGTGTGGAAATCACAAGAAATGTATCCAAAAATCTGGCCCGGAATCAAATGGTCAGAGAGAAAGATGCAGTGGGTTGCCCCCTCAGGCGCAAGACTTTGGTTCTCGTATCTAGATCGGGACGAAGACGTTTTACGATATCAAGGCCAAGCGTTTAGTTGGATTGGTTTCGACGAGTTGACTCAGTGGAATACACCGTTTGCTTGGGATTATATGCGATCCCGACTTCGTAGCACAGCAGGAGACTTGCCTACGTATATGCGTGCAACTACAAACCCCGGTGGCCCCGGTCATGCATGGGTTAAAAAAATGTTTATTGATCCCGCCCCGCCGGGACAGTCTTTTTTAGCTACCAATATAGAAACTGGGCAAGCACTACTATATCCCAAGGGGCATAAAAAAGAAGGAGAGCCATTATTTAAAAGGCGTTTTATCCCTGCGGTATTGACAGACAATCCCCACTTGTACGAACAGGGTGATTATGAGGCGATGCTCCTTTCGTTACCAGAGCATCAACGTAAACAATTATTAGAAGGTAATTGGGATGTTGCAGAGGGTGCGGCTTTTCCTGAGTTCGACAGAGCCATACATACTATTGAGCCTTTTGATATACCTAATAATTGGGTTAAGTTTCGCTCGTGCGATTATGGTTACGGTTCTTATTCTGCTGTCGTTTGGTTTGCTTGTACTCCTAGTGAACAGCTTATTATCTATCGTGAATTATATGTCAGTAAAGTGTTGGCAACTGATCTCGCAGATATGGTTTTGGATTTGGAATCCGAGGATGGCACTATTCGATACGGAGTTTTAGATAGTTCGTGCTGGCACAGAAGGGGTGATATCGGGCCTTCACTGGCAGAGCAAATGATTCAACGGGGGTGTCGATGGAAGCCTTCGGATAGATCTGCGGGTTCTCGTGTTGCAGGTAAAAATGAAATGCATCGTAGGTTACAGATAGATGAATTTACCGAAGAGCCTCGCTTACAGATCTTCAATAATTGCACACATATTATCGCTCAGTTACCTGTGCTCCCCTTAGACAAACGGAACCCAGAAGATATCAACACAAAATCGGAAGATCACCTTTACGATGCAATAAGATATGGCATCATGTCCCGCCCCAGATTTTCGATATGGGATTATGACCCTGCTAAAAGTAGGCCATCTACTTTTGCTCCCGCAGACTCTACATTTGGATATTAAAATATGGAAGAAGATATCTTTGACGCAAACAATAAAGTTTCACTAGACGACATTCCAGAAAAAACAACAGAAGAATCTGAGGTATCAAATCTAGTTAACTTTGTGATGGATAGATATCGCAAAGCAGAAGATACTCGTCGCCAAGATGAAGATAGGTGGCTACAAGCGTACCGTAACTATAGAGGTTTGTACGGCCCGGATGTGCAGTTTACCGAGGCAGAAAAATCTCGTGTGTTTATTAAAGTAACTAAAACTAAAACTCTAGCGGCGTATGGTCAGATTATTGATGTGTTGTTTGCTAATAACACTTTTCCATTAACAGTAGAGCCAACTAAACTACCCGAAGGCGTGGAAGAAACAGTTCACTTTGATCCGCAAAAAAATGAACTTGATCAGCGCATGGGTGAACCTGTCTCGCCTTATGGCTTTGCCGGGGATGGAAATGAGTTACCTCCGGGCGCAACATTATCATCCTTGACGCAAAAAGGACTTGGCCCTCTAGAAAATAAATTAGACGAGGTCGAAGGTTTAGTATCGGGTGCGGGTACATCTCCCTCTGCAATCAACTTTAGCCCAGCTATGGTTGCCGCTAAAAAGATGCAGAAAAAAATACATGATCAGCTTGAAGAATCACATGCATCCAAACAATTAAGATCATCTTCTTTTGAAATGGCTTTGTTTGGCACTGGCATAATGAAAGGGCCATTTGCAATAGACAAGGAATATCCCAACTGGGATGAAACAGGTGAATACAATCCTGTGGTCAAAACAGTCCCTTCTACTTCTCACGTATCTGTCTGGAATTTTTATCCAGATCCAGATGCTTCTAACATGGACGAAGCACAGTTTGTCATCGAACGTCATAAAATGTCACGTTCCCAACTGCGTGCTTTAGCCAAAAGACCTTTCTTCCGTAGTAATGTCATTGACGAGGTCATTGATATGGGAGAAGGCTATGTCAAAAAATATTGGGAAGATGATCTAAAAGATTATACTGTTGATTATGATATCGAACGATTTGAGGTATTAGAATATTGGGGCAACATTGACGTTGCAATTCTTCAGGATACCGATGTAAAAATACCGGATGAGCTTGCCAACTTGGACGAGGTACAAGCAAACATTTGGTATTGTAATGGTCGGATACTACGGGCAGTGCTTAATCCATTTAAGCCAGCCAACATTCCATACTATGCAGTTCCGTATGAATTAAATCCGTACTCCTTTTTTGGTGTAGGTATTGCAGAAAACATGGACGATACACAAACACTGATGAACGGTTTTATGCGTATGGCAGTGGACAATGCAGTATTGTCTGGCAATCTGCTAATTGAAATTGATGAAACTAACTTAGTGCCGGGACAAGATCTGTCTGTGTATCCGGGTAAAGTATTTCGTAGACAAAGCGGCGCACCGGGTCAGGCTATTTTTGGCACAAAGTTCCCAAATGTTTCTGCGGAAAATATGCAACTATTTGATAAAGCTCGTGTTCTTGCGGATGAGTCAACGGGATTCCCATCGTTTGCACACGGACAAACCGGAGTTGCTGGTGTAGGTAGAACTGCATCAGGCATATCTATGTTAATGAATGCGGCGGCTGGCGGTATCAAAACTGTAATTAAAAACGTAGATGATTATTTGCTTGCTCCGTTAGGTAAAGCAATGTTTTCTTTTAACATGCAGTTTGATTACGACGCTTCTATCAAGGGCGATCTAGAAGTCAAAGCCAGAGGCACAGAGTCGTTGATGGCTAACGAAGTGCGTTCGCAACGATTAATGCAATTTTTACAGATTGCTTCTAACCCATCACTTGCCCCATTTGCAAAGTTCCCGTACATAGTCAGAGAAATTGCAAAGTCAATGGATTTAGATCCAGACAAAGTTACAAACGATCTAAGTGAAGCGGCAAGGCAAGCGCAGATACTCAAACAAAATACACCCACACCTCCTGCCGCACCTCAAGCGCAAGGTGTTCCTAATGTTTCAGATACAGCGGGAACAGGTGGAGGCAATATAGGAATTGGACAAGTTCCTGTACCGGGTGAACAAGGATTTACAGGTAATGAGCAACAACCTACAGGACAGCAACCTTCGCCACAAGGCGGTGAGCCGCCTCAAGCCCCTTTGCAGTAATGCTAAACAGTGGCAAGCGTTTTTAGATTACATTGATATTCTAATTAGTGAACAGCATAAAAAATTAGAACAATCAGGTGATGTTGTTGCGTTGCATCAAGCTCAAGGGGCGATACATGTTTTGCGCACTTTAAAGTATTTAAAAGAAGAGGCTTTGAAAACAGATGGCTGAAATGGAAATGTTAGGTGGTTTGATGGATGAAGGCGGTACTGTCGATCCTGTGTCCGGTAATGAAGTTCCATCTGGTTCTACGCAAGAAGAAGTACGTGATGACATTCCAGCACAATTAAGTGAGGGTGAATTTGTTTTTCCCGCTGATGTCGTGCGTTATATAGGTCTGGAAAACTTAATGAAGATGCGTAGCATGGCTAAAGCGGGTCTTGCTAAAATGGAAGCTATGGGACAAATGGGAAATAGTGAAGAGGCTATTATTAGTGACACTATACCGTTTAGTGATCCAATAGATCAGTTTATTGATGAAATGGATCAAGACGATCCCGTAATGTTTCAGGTAGGAGGTTTAGCAGGACAGCCCACACAACAACAACCAACAGGTAATTTTTTGCCTCCCGGTGTAACTAGACCGACTGTTTCAGCTACAACTCCTCCTCCAAAAATTTCTCCATCTGAAAGCGGCATACCTGTTTATGAAACGAGGAAATTCATTGGGCCAGACGGGACGATTAGAACATTTACTTTTCTAGATGGTAAGCCCATCCAAAATATACCCGAAGGATTTAACCCCTACGTTGAACCTGAAGCACAACCCGAAGTGACACCTGAAGTTGCCCCCACACAACGAAGACCATCAGACGACGATGATGATGGGCGAGATCTCGCAGAAGAGGCGAGACTTCGAAGTGCGGCAAGTAAATTAAAATACGATGTGCTTTCTTCCTTTAGTCCAAAACTAAAAGAGGTCTGGAATAATGATCCTGCCAAAACAGGCCAACGACAATTTCCTGCCATTAGCATACTAAGAGGTTTGAACACACGCCTTACTGCGCTTGATGAAGTAGAAAATATTGTTAACGAGGCAAATAAAAGGTTGAAAGGAACAGGTTCCCAATTAAATGCGGAAGATTATACTAATCCGTTAACGGCGACTACAAAATTAAAAGAGGATATTCAACAGCTTTTAGATGTGACGGATGCTGACGGAGAAGCCATTCCAAGTACACCGTCTGTAGCCAGAAGCACACAAACAATAGTGGACTCTCAGCAAAGGAAAGCAGAAGAAGAACAAGCACAAATTGATGTAGAAGCAGATAAAAGATTTAACAAATCTTTACAAGGACAAGCCAACATTGCACCAGAAGATGTGCCATCAACGCAACGATTTGATTTTGATGTTTCTGCACCGAAGCAAGAAGCTGTCAAACCTGTCGAACAGCCTATAGAAACAAAGCAAGATGACACAGGCGTACCAGCGGCGCAACGGTTACAAGACCAGCGGTTAGACCCGCTTGGAGTCGCTCCAAATCTTGGTGAAGCCCAGCGTCAGCAATTGGGTATAGATTTCGACGAGGAATCTGCGGCAGACGAAACCCCGCTAAATCCTTTCACAGAAAAATTAAAAGAAGGGGTAAGAGTACAGCCCCGATCATTTGCCGCAGGAGATAGACCTGACATACAAGGAACACCAAGTTCAACAAGGCCGGGTATTAAGTCGTCGGCGTTTCAAAGAGCTAAGGACTTGACTACCCCACAACAAAGACGAGATTTAGAAGAACAAGCCGCTTTTCAAGAAAGCACCAGAGAGTATAGCCCAGCCTATGATTCTTCCGACAGAGAAGGTGGCGATCCTGCGCAAGATGTTGGGGGAGGGACTGTTGGCGGTCAAGGTGGTGGATTATCTGGCCCTTTCAAAAAAGGCGGTCTAGCGTCTTTAAAAACGAAAACTAAACCTAAAAAGAAAATGAAGCGTGGGGGATTAGCTTCTAAAAAATAATCCCATAAACTGGCTACCTAACGCCCCAACGGCTACCGTTAGCCCCAGAGACAAGGAAGTAACATGTCTACATCTCAAGCTGAAATGACTGAAAAGGTCGAACAAAAAAAAGTAACATCCGGTTTTGCAAAAAGGAATGCAAACAAAAAACGTATAGAAGAAGAGGAGGCTGAACTACAGGAATTAAAAAAACCGAAGGAAACAGAGGAAGAACCTGTAGAGGCTGTTGAACCTGAACCGGAAGGTGCAGAAGAAAAGACCTTCAAAAAAAGATACGGTGATTTACGCCGACACTCTCAGAAAAAAGAATCTGAGTTACAAGAGCAGATAGATGAGTTGCGTAAGCAACTAGAAGCATCTACAAAAAAAGAGATCAAGTATCCAACTTCAGATGAGGATATGTCTGCGTGGATGGAGCAATATCCTGACGTAGCTAAGATTGTAGAAACAATAGCTATGAAAAAGGCGCAGGAGCAAACTTCTGATTATGAGTCTAAATTTAAGGAGATAGACGAACTAAAACATGAAGCAAGGCGGGAAAAAGCAGAAGCAGAACTAATGCGTTTGCATCCTGACTTTGATGAAATTAGAGACAGCGATGACTTTCACAACTGGGTAGAAGATCAGCCAAAGTGGGTTATCGAGTCGTTGTATGATAACGAAAGCGATGCTGTATCTGCTTCTCGTGCAATTGATTTGTACAAAGCAGATATGGGTATATCTAAAAAGAAAGCATCGTCAACTGAAAAAGAAGCCGCTAAAGCTGTCAATGCACGCAGTGAAAGATCGGCTCCTGAAACAGATGAAAAATCGTACATGAAAGAATCTGATGTTGCAGAAATGTCATCACAAGAATATGAAGCTCGTCAGGATGAGATTGTGGAAGCAATACGTTCTGGTAAGTTTATATATGATGTTTCTGGTTCAGCTAGATAAAAACCTTGACAAAATTTCATTCACAAATATAACTATGTGAACAATAATGTGACAGCCCCGTTCGGTTACCTGTTGCATCCTTCACAGAACACCCATCTTGATTCAGGCCGCATTCGCCACCCTGAAGCTACTGGCCTCTGCCGAAGTTACATAGTATATACCAAACCCAATGTAAGGAGTGTCAATCATGGCATTTAAAACTGCGGCGGGGTATGGAAATTTACCTAACGGTAACTTTAGCCCCGTAATATATTCTAAGCAGGTTCAGCTTGCTTTCAGGAAGTCTTCTGTTGTTGAAGACGTAACTAACAACGACTACTTTGGTGAAATTGCCCAAATGGGTGATTCTGTCAAAATCATTAAAGAGCCTGAGATCACAGTTAAAGAGTACGCTCGTGGTGCTCAAATTGTGCCTCAAGATCTTGATGACGAAGATTTCACTCTTGTAATCGATAAATCAAATTACTTTGCATTTAAAATTGATGACATCGAAGAAGCACATTCACATGTGAACTTCCTACAAATGGCATCAGATCGTGCAGGTTATCGTTTGCGTGATCAGTATGACCAAGAAGTGCTTGGTTATATGTCAGGCTATAAGCAAAGTTCTCTCAACACTGTTGCTGGTGCAGTTAACGATGCTGTTAACGGTACAAAAGCAATCGGCACTGCCTCAAGCGGTAGTTCAGCAGATGGTGCTGGTGCGGAACATCTTGAGTCCATGCACCTAGATGAAACAGATTTTGTTGCATCTGGTGGAACGGCGGGAGATGCTATTCCGATTGTTCCTCGTTTACCGGGAGCCACTTCGCTATCAACGACAACAGCGTCACCGTTGCAAGTAATTGCTCGTATGGCTCGTAAACTCGATCAACAATTTGTTGATACTCAAGGTCGCTGGCTTGTTCTCGATCCAGTGTATGC